TCCGTATCAAAGCTGTAGGCGATGCTAATAAACGCATCGAAGAACAAATAGAAAGCCTAAAGCGTAGACAAACGCTATGGAACAACAAACACGATGAAGAAATTAACAAGATTCAATCAGCGATTGAAGAGCTACAGAAAATTGACATCCAGGCCGAGATTCAGGCACACCAGGCGTTTAAAACGTGGGATCAGACTCGAAAGGATCTCAACGAATTATCTTCGGCGATCAGTCGCACAAAACTGGACATTTCCCGTGAGGAAAAAACAATTAGCAAGATATCAGCAGAACTTGTTTCGCTGGAGAATCATACGTGTCATACCTGTGGACAGGATTTCCATGACGAAAAGCACCAATCTGTTATGGGACTCAAGCAGAGAGAATTATCAACAGCACAGCAGAATCAGGAACAGTATGTTGCCACCTTGGCTGAACTACAGTCTGCTCACGATGGGTTGGGCAAATTGGGTCCGCGTCCAGTAACATTTTATAACAATGAATCGGATGCTATTCACCATCAAGCTACTGTAGACAATCTAGTTAAACAACTTACTGCTAAGGTTGCAGAGTCTGATCCGTATGTAGAGCAGATTGCTGAAATGCAAACACAGGGTGTAGAAGAAATATCGTATGATACAATCAATGAGTTAACTAACATCAAAGAACATCAGGAGTTCTTGCTTAAACTATTAACTAACAAAGACTCGTTTATTCGTAAACGTATTATTGATCAGAATTTAAGTTATTTAAATGCCCGCTTGGGACAATATCTTGATCGTATTGGCTTACCACACACAGTTAAATTTAATAATGATTTAACTGTAGCCATTACAGAGTTAGGTAGAGATTTAGACTTTGACAATTTAAGTCGTGGGGAACGCAATCGCTTAATCTTATCCTTAAGCTGGAGCTTCCGCGATGTTTGGGAAAGTCTATATCAACCCATTAACTTATTATTCATTGATGAGTTAGTAGACAGCGGTATGGATAGTTCAGGAGTTGAGAATTCCTTAGCTATCCTGAAAAAGATGAGTCGCGAAGCTAACAAGTCAATTTGGTTAGTGTCGCACAAAGATGAACTAGCGGGTCGTGTCAACAATACACTTCACGTAGTTAAAGAAAACGGCTTTACAACTTATAATACGGATATTGATGTTGTATAAGGTTGTGCATCTAGAGTCTACTGATGTATGTCAGGCTGCTTGCCCTAGTTGTGCAAGAGAATTAGATCCTCAATTTGATAAATCTCAACAGCATCATTTAACCGTAGAGCAAATACAGCAACACTTATCTCCAGAGGCTATCAGTCAATTGGATAAAATGTTTATGTGTGGTAACTACGGTGATCCCGCAGCAGGTCGGCATACTCTAGAAATTTATCGTTATTTCAGAACTGCCAATCCCACAATTACCTTAGGCATGAATACCAACGGTGCTATACAAAATGTCCGTTGGTGGAGTGAACTTGCTGGCATGTTTAATCAACCTTTAGACTATGCGGTCTTTAGTATTGACGGATTAGAAGATACTAATCATATCTATCGTCGTGGAGTCAATTGGTCTAAGTTAATGGAAAATGCAACAACCTTTATTGCCGCAGGTGGTAGTGCCCACTGGGACATGCTAGTATATCGACACAACGAACACCAAGTTGATGCGTGTGAACAGTTAGCCCGTGATATGGGATTTAAATGGTTTCGCGCTAAAGTAAGCAAACGTGAATATACTAACGGATTAGAAGCACCTGTTGGTTGGCATCGTCCTACATATACCCCCGGTAAGATTGACTGTCATGCACTTGCAGAGCAAAGTGTATATATAGATGCACGGGGACGCCGTAGCCCATGTTGCTGGTTAGGTGCAAGACAAGAGAATTTTATTCAAGATATTCAAGAAGTTAGTGTCAATTGGAATAATGTGGAATTAGCTGACGTTACTTGTATTACCACATGTACTACCAAAGAAAATGTAACTGTATTCGACAGCCAATGGCAACGTGAGGTAGAGCTATGTTAGCCACTTGGCATTTTCATATTGAAATATCTAGTAAGTGTACTCTGCGTTGTCCTCGTTGCGCTCGACAAGAAGTACCAGACTCACTGGTCAATACTGAATTAGACTTAGAATTTTTTAAAAGAAATTTTACACCAGAATTTATATTACAAAATGTAGAAAAAATTACATTCTGTGGTGACGACGGTGATCCAATTTATGCACATGATCTAATTCCTGTCGTACGCTACATTAAATCAATCAAGCCTGTTGAATTTGTTATTATTACTAATGGCAGTCATAAGAAAACAGAATGGTGGGCTGAATTAGGTAGTGTATTAACAGAGCAAGATACAGTACACTTTAGTGTTGACGGATACGACAATGCAAGTAACAATTTATACAGAGTTAACAGCGATTTTGTGTCTATTATCCAAGGTATTGAAACCTTACGGGCCACTAGTAAGTGCAGGTTGGTGTGGGCCGCGATAGCGTTTAAATTCAACGAAGATCATATTGATTACATGCGGTCGCTGGCCAATAAGCTAGGAATGGATGCTTTTCAATTAACCTTAAGTACTAAGTTTGGAAAAATATACCCTAATTATGGCATAGATGATCCCCTGCAACCTAGCGATCGGTATCTAAGCAGCTCGCATAGATTTGAAAGACGTGTTACAGTACTGAGCCAGCGGGGACTCAACGATCAAGTTAAAGCTATCAATTTAGAATTATATAAAAAAATACAGCCCCAGGGTGAAGTTGTGCCCCTGTGTGAGATAGGCAACAAGGGCTTGTATATAGATGCGCAGGGAAGATTGTTTCCATGTTGTTGGGTAGCTAATCGCTATACACACAATACAGAGTGGCAGGATATAGCCAAAAATTTTGATCTGCGAACTAGAACCTTAGCCGATGCAGTTCAAGATGCGTTTTGGTCAGAAGATTTTAAACAGTTTGAGTGGCAGGAATGCCGTACTAAGTGTAGTAAACGGGTAGTAAATCAAGATTATGCAACGAATTGGTAGTAAGATGATAACTACTAAGCATGTCATGGATTTACGAAAACTCTCAAGTAGAAACACTACCCGAAGACTGTGTCGGATTTGTTTATTTGATCACAAATAACTTATCTGGCAGGAAGTATATTGGAAAAAAATTGGCAAAATTTAGCAAGACCACTTACAAAATGGTTAAACTAAAAAATGGTAAGAAGAAACGTAAGAAAATTCGTGGTAAAATAGATTCAGATTGGCAAACCTATTATGGCTCTAGCCCAGAACTAACAAAAGATATTCTAGCTCTGGGTGTTGAAAACTTTACAAGAGAAATTTTATATTACTGTAAATCAAAATCAGAATGTAGTTATATTGAAGCGAGAGAACAATTTGCTCGCAGAGTATTAGAAACAAACGATTATTATAACGGACACATACAAGTCCGTGTACATGGCTCACACATTATCAACAAGATTTAACTCTTCAGACACAAAGTCTAACCGCAGTAAAACCCATTAAACAGTATTGACTCGCACAGGTTTAGTATCGTGTGCCCATGACAACTCGATGATAAGAGGGACGGAAGACTTGCCGCTGTAGCAAGCACTCAATCAGTATCCTTAACAGGACCAAGATCGCTAATTGCCGCGGTTTGATTGTTTGAAGAGATAGATAAGGCTAAAAAGACGTGCTAGCGATAGCACACGTTGGTATCAGATGTTAGCGTATTTGATATTAACCGCCGTTGTATAAAGACGGAGCTCGAGGTACCGGACAACCGCCTCTGTAACTGCTCTAACGCTAAGTGATTGTGCTACTCGGATGATGCTACAATTCTTACTTTGCCCGTTACCTGGGCAAAGTGTGACTGATTAATCTGGATGATACTGAAAAACATCAATGATATAAAAAATGTTCTTGAACGCAGTGAAAAGAACAGATCACGCAGTGATCTTAACTCATTGATAAAAGTTTCTTTTTTGCTTTGGCTTCTAATATTGCTTTAATATGTTCTGGAGACTTTGGCTTACGCATGTTAGCTTTGTGTTCTTCTGATTTGGGTTTACGCATCTTTTGTTTAGTTTCTTCTGTGCGTTGTCCATTTGATCTTCCTGTAAAATATTTTGATAGTTTTTGTTTGTGTTCTTCTGATTTGGGTTTACCTTTATGGGCAATTGATATTTTTTTAGAGATCTCAGCTTTCTGTTCGTCTGTGTATTCAATCTTTTTACGACCTTTTTGGGCTACACTCATTCGATGTTTTTGTTCGGGTGTACGTTTCTTTCCTGTATTCTTGGCAATTCTTTTTTGAATAGAATCAGTAGTTGCTATCCTGCCTGCTACACCCTCCCCACCATCTGTACGATTATGTAAAATACCTGTACCTAAATCTTTACGACCGTAATCTGATATCAACCTACACTCTAATGTAAATGCTTCGTTTTCGGTTAACTTATCTTTAACAATTTTTATACGTTCAAGTTGTGGTGGTTTTGGCGGGGTGCGGCCATTGAGGTAAGCGCGGCGTCCTTTACCTTTGCCTACGTAATAAGGAGTTCCGTCTTCTCGTAGATACATGTAAACATAAAAATCATTCATAACGATATTTATGTGGATTGCCGTTTTTTTAGAAAAAGGGTAGGCCCGATTCCTTAGTGGTCTCGATATTATCTTTAATGAGCTTGCTGATGATTTCTCGTTCTTGTTGACCCAACATCATAGCTTCGTCATAGCTAAGTCCACCCCGCATGTGCCAGGCAAATCTTAGAGCTTCGGACCTTATGGCTTTTGATTCTTTGTCGAGTGATTGTAGGTAATCGACAACTTGCTCGTTATCTAATGTCAAAAGCCTTAGGCGAAAAAATTTGAATAATCGAATGTCATGGGAACATCATAGGCCTGTTCACATGATGTACATTGGGCATTCAGGGGTTTGATTGCAATTTGACTGCTGATTTCTTCTAGGGTCTTTTGTACAACACGCATAACTTTATAGTCAGCAGCATTATAAAACTCTCTAATAAACTCTTTATCTGTTACAACTGTGCCATCTTCTGTTGCAATTTCTCTGGTACTGCTGGTACAGATATTGACATTAAGATCTATTAGTTTGCTAAGGAACTGATCAGATTTTTGTTTTTTCTCTTCTTCACTCAGCGTATCATCGTTAATAGTTCTGATAATCTGTTGTTCAGTAAATGTTAACTGATTGGTTTTGTTAACTTCAAAGTAGGCCTGTGGTGCTAGGGTAATTTTTAAACCACCAACTTCGATGGGTGTATCATAGTTGGGCATGTTAATTTGACTAATTAAGGAACCAATATCTACTGTAAAACTATTTTCTTCGGCACACTTTGGACATTTTGTGTCAAAATCCATCGATGCGCCGTAGCTGGCGATACGGATGTTTAGTAGCACAGCATCTACGTCAATGCTGGGCATTTTCCAAGCATCTTTAATATTTGGGCAACAACTTTGAATAACATCAACTACACCTTGTCCGTTGAGTAGTGCGTCGGGAGTGCGTAGAGTTATTTCGTCTCGAGCTGTCATTGGGTACACAGGGATTTCTCCTGTAACCGGGAGATCTAAAGAACCCTCGGGCCAAAATCTGCCCATACTGGGTAATTTAGCGTAGATTGCAGGTTGTCTAAAGTGTTTAGACAGGGGATTAATTGGTTTTTGGTCCATGATTTATTTCCATAAATATAATTGATATACCTATATATTTATAGGTAAAAAACGGAACAAATAATTAATGGCAACTCCAGATATTGATTCACTAAACTCGTCGATACAAGACCTAACCGGCATCATAAAAGATCTTGGCAAATCGATGTCAGCGGCAGCGGTTGGTGTTGACAAAGCAGGTTCTGCCTACACATACTTTAACAGTCGATTCAAAAGAGATGTACGCGACGTTGAAGATGAATTCAACAGTTTTGACAAAGCCCTAAAAAGTGGTCGAGTTAATATTGGTCAGTCAACACAGTCTATTGTTAGTCTACGTGAATCTCTAGAAGAATTAGATGATGCAGTTCTAGACGAAGCTGATAAAAAACGAAAACGTGCTCTACAAGAACAAGTTGAACAACGTGCTAGACAAGCAAAGAGTAGCGCTGCTGACAAATTCCTTTTAGACAGCCTTGGTACGGTAGCTACTAGTGTAGCCAGCTGGGGTGTAAATGTTACTAAGAGTTTAATAAACAGCACACAGTCAAATGCGGATGCTTTCAGTACATTTGGCGATGTTGCTAAGGTTGGTGCAGACAGTACCAACCAAGTTGTACAAGGAGTAACCACAGCAGGTGCAGCATTAGCTACTACTATGGCCCTGCTAGCACCAGAAACTGCAGGACTGAGTCTTGCCGTTGCGGCACTACTGCCAGTAGTTGGCGGACTTTTCAATTCGTTTACTGAACTAAAGAAAGCTGGTATTGATGCGGCTGTTAGAGAAATCCAACGTACAACTAAGGCTTTTTCGGGAGCCGCTAATGCTGGCATAGTTTTTACCGACAGCTTTATGGGTCTGCGTCAAGGCAGTCTTGATGCTGGCCTAACCTTAGAGCAGTTTTCGAAAGCTGTTACTGAAAATGCCGAAGGACTATCACAGTTTGGTGGTACTGCAACACAAGGTGTTTCAGCATTTAAACAGGTCAGTCGTATTCTTATGGCTCCTGATGGCGCTATAAAACAGTTACTTAAACTTGGTTACAGTATTGACGACGTTGCAGATGGTACTGCTAAATTCTTAGGCATGTATGGTACCTATGAAAGAAAACAATCAACAGACTATGCTAACTTGGCTGAACAGACAGCCAAATACCTTGAAAACACTAGATTAATTAGTGCAATAACTGGTGAAAACGCCAAAGCCGCGCAAGAACAAGCAAAAAAATTAACAATACAAGCAGCAGTTGATGCCAAACTACGTGCTGCGGGCCCAGACGCATTTTTAAAATTTCAATATTATCTTTCAACGTTGGCACCAAGTGCTAGAGAAGCCGCCGCCGAAATGTATGGTTTGGGCGCAGTCACAGGCGAAAATGCTAAACTAGTATCCCAGTCTGATGATTTATATGCGGCATTAAACGAAGGCATTGCTGTTGTAAACGACACTAATATCAAGTCCGGTGATAGTGCCCGAATGCTAATTGATATTAACCAAAAGCATGCTGGCGCTATTAGAGAACAATTTGGCTTGACTGAGCAATCCATTGGTCAAGCAGCAATGGTTAATAGCGCCTACGGCCAACAAGCAGCGGGTATACAAAATAATATTGAATTCTATACCAAACTTGAAAAAGCCGATCCGGCCGAAACAATGGCACGGATGTTAAAGTCGGTTGAAACCGCCGGCGGGGCTACTGAAGAATATGCTAAAACTGTTTTAGAAAATCAGAAAACTCAATTAGAAGTTCAAAAAACTTTGAATCAAGTATTAACTGATTTTCAAGGGTTCCACAATGTTGCTAAAACTATTTTAGAACAAACAGGTAAAATACTCAAAGAAGCTGGATTCAAAGCAGTACCCGGTGGGGGTGGGGGTGCAGGAGGTGGGGGAACTCCACCAGTGGGTCGTGGTCAAGGAACACAAGCTGCTGCACAAGCGCAGATAGAGGGTGCTAAAAATGCAGTTAAAGGTTTCTTTGGCGGAACCCAGAACGCTGGTAGAGGTCGTGGTTATGTACCTGGTGCACCTGCTACTGGTGTGGATCCTACTATACCAGCTGGACTTGGTGTAAATGGCCGTCAAGGTTCTGGTAAAATATCGCAGTCACTACAAGACAAACTTAATAAATTAGCAGCAGATCCTATGTTTGCTGGTAGTACAATTACAGCACTGAACGATTCAGATATTTTTGACGCACATAAATCACCAGACCCACACGGGCGCGGACTGGGCATAGACTTTAAAATTCCGGGATATAAACCTGAGCAAACTGCAGATTATAAAGCAGAGCTGTCAAAACTGGGTTTCACTAACATACTAGATGAGTATATTACTAAAAGTAAAAACAATACCGGTGATCATATGCATGCTGAAGTTTCAGCGGCTGACGGTGCAATGGTTTCTGGGCCATCATCGGGTTATCCAGCACGTCTACATGGTAATGAAATGATTATACCTTTGGACAAGAATACCATTTTTAATTCCATGCTGGACAAATTGGAAGAAATGATTGATGTAATGAAAGATCAACACTCCACTTCGGAAAAGATATTACACGCTTCATCTTAAAATGCTATAAATATAGCATACGAGAGAAAATCATATGGCCGGCAACAAATATTACGTTTATCAGTACATCAACGAAGATGGTCAGCCATATTATATTGGTAAAGGTAGCGGAACTAGGATTCGCGAAAAGCATCTTTACACAAAAATACCTCCTCCCGAAAGACGTATTATAATTAAAGATGGACTTAGTAATAAAGAAGCATACGAGTTAGAAAATCAGTTAATAAAACAATACGGAAGAAAAGTTGACGGCGGCGTTCTCGACAATAAAAAAATAACAAGATGGGTAGCAGAACCAGGATGGAAACATTCAGAATCTGCTAAAAAACGCATTAGTGAGGGTAATTTGGGGAAAGTTAGGACCGAAGACCATAAACAAAAATACAGACTACCTAAAGCAGAAACTCATGCTAATAATATAAAAAATGCAGTTAAAAATCTATGGGCAGATCCAGTGTATAAACAAAAACGAATAGAAAAAATGATGGAAACTCGTAGAAGAAACGGACACTCTGTATGACATGGCGCAAATATTTTAAGACATCAAATTTACCCAGTAACGTAAGTCCGCTAGGAAACGGGCGTGCTGTAGACCCTGGCTACCGCAATTATCAAAGTCAATTGCCTGAAGTCTATACTGGTCAACCAAATCGTGTTGAACGTTATAATCAATACGAACAAATGGACATGGACTCTGAAGTCAATGCTGCACTAGATATTTTAGCTGAGTTCTGTAGTCAAAAGAATCAAGAAAACTACACAGCATTCCGTATCAAATTCAAAGACAAACCCAGCGATAATGAAATCAAAATCATTAACGAGCAACTGCAACAATGGGTAGCACTTAACGAATTTAACAAACGTATATTCAAAATTGTTCGTAACGTATTCAAGTACGGCGACCAAGTATTCATCCGTGACCCAGAAAACTTTAAACTATTTTGGACAGAAATGTCTAAGGTTACCAAAGTTATTGTCAACGAAGGTGAAGGTAAAAAGCCCGAACAGTATTTGATCAAAGATCTAAATCCTAACTTCCAAAACTTAACTGTTACCGCAGTTTCAACAACAGATACCTATGTAAATCACCCACAGACAGGCGGTCCTAGTGGGGCATACACACAACCACAAGCACCATTTGGTGGTGGCTCACGCTTTAGTCATGCACGTAATGAAGCAGTTATTAATGCTGAACACGTAGTTCATATTAGTTTAACTGAAGGCTTAGATGTATATTGGCCATTTGGTAACTCTGTATTAGAAAACATTTTTAAAGTTTTCAAACAAAAAGAATTGCTTGAAGATAGTATCATTATCTATCGTGTGCAACGTGCCCCAGAACGTCGTGTATTCAAAATTGACGTGGGTAATATGCCAAGTCATATGGCCATGGCGTTTGTTGAACGTATTAAAAACGAAATACATCAACGTCGTATTCCTACACAAACAGGTGCAGGATCTGGTAGCCAAAACATGATGGATGCTACATACAATCCATTGAGTCAAAACGAAGACTACTTCTTCCCAGTAACAGCTGATGGACGTGGTAGTAGCGTAGACGTATTCCCCGGCGGTCAAAACCTAGGCGAAATTACTGACTTGCGCTTCTTTACCAACAAGTTATTCCGCGGTTTACGTATTCCCAGTAGCTATTTGCCTACCACAGCCGAAGATGGCAGTCAAGGTTATAATGACGGTCGTGTGGGACAAGCACTCATACAAGAATGGCGTTTTAACCAATACTGTATGCGTCTGCAGAGTTTGATTGCCGATAAACTAGATGCAGAATTTAAGCTGTTTATGCGTTGGAGAGGCTTTAATATTGAAGGCTCACTGTTTGAATTACAGTTCAATGAACCACAAAACTTTGCACAATATCGTCAAGCTGACATTGACCAAGCACGTATTAATACATTTGTACAGTTAGAACCACTGCCTTATCTAAGCAAACGTTTCTTAATGAAACGCTATTTAGGTATGACTGAGCAAGAAATTTCAGAAAACGAACAAATGTTTTCTGAAGAGCGTGGTGACGTTGAATCTGCTCAACCCGAAGCTCCATCTCTGCGTAACAGCAATACTGGACTAAGCCCGGGTGGTATTGATGCTGACTTAGAAGCTCTAGGACCAGCACCCTTAGCACAAGGTGCTGCTGGTGGTCCAAACATGGCAGGTGCAACACAGCCTAGCGGCATGGGCGCTCCCGGTGCTGCCCCAGCACCCGCAGTTTAAACTAAAACGGTAAATAGTAGTATGAATATTACTGAGATGTTTGACCAAGCCCCAGCAGGCTACTACAGCGAAAAAGACGATCAGTCGGTTCTTAAAATGGACGATAGTCGTAAAACTCGCTTGACTTTGGCACACTTGAATCAGTTAAGACGTAGTCATGACGTTAAGAAATTAGAGCACGAAAAAAAGCTCAAATCCATATCAAAACAGTATCAACCAGCCCCAGAAGCTGGTGCAGGTGCATTGGGCCTGTAATCTTTCTGTAAAATCCTTCAAAAAACACCTATTTAACTATTATATACGTAGTTTTGTGTAAATAACTTTACAAAGCCACATTTATAAGGAGTTCTCATGAACAAGTTTGAAAAATTAATTGAATTTATCATTAATGATGAAGATCAAAAAGCACGTGAATTATTTCACGATATCGTAGTAGAAAAGAGTCGCGACATTTATGAATCTATCATGGACGAAGAGCACATGGAAGAGAAAGTACATGCTGCTGACAACGTAGAAAGCCTAACACACGAAGTGAGTGATGAAGAAGCACACATGGAAGATGAAGAAGGTGAAGAAGAATTTGATCTTGATGCTGATCACAATGAAATGGGCGACGAAATGGTCGGCCACGATGAAGAATCTGAAGAGCATGAAGAAATTGAAGATCAAGTGATGAACATTGATGCTAAGTTAGACGAGTTGCTAGCTAAGTTTGATGAAATCATGGGTCACGAAGAACACTCCGATGAAATGGACACTGAGCCAGCTGAGTTTGATAGCGCAGCAGATATGGAAGAAGAGTCCATGATGGAAGCCTCTGAAGAAGAGGAAGAAGAGGAAGAGGAAGAATCTAAAGAGCCAAAAGGCAAAAAGACTGAATCCAAGCAGTACAAAAAATCTACTTCTGAAATCATGCGTGAATACGTAGACCAAATCGGTGATATTTATGGCGGTCCTGGTGACGCTGAAGAAGGTACTAAAGTTGGCGGTGGCGACAGCAAGCGTGTTGCCGTAAACAAGAAGCCTGGTTCAGTAGGTCCTGGTGCTGATTTTGGTGGTGAGTCAGTTGACTTCAAAGGTGCTGAACAAGCTCCAGATGGTAAGCCAATTGAAAAGCCAAGCAATGAATACAGTAAAGGCGAAGGCAAATTGATCGGTAACGTAGGTAATACACCTGGCGGCGACAAAAAGCTAAAAGCTGAACCTGCAGGTCATGGCGCTGAGAAAAACGGCGACAGCGAAACAGGTGAAAAGGTTGGTGCAGCTAAAGACGGTAAGGTTTCTGTTAATAAGAAATCTGAAATCGGCGGACGTGTACGTTAATAGATTAGGGAACACAAAATGGCTTTGTACCTAAAAGAGACTTTATCATTCGACCGGGCCGGTCTTGTTGTTGAAGCATTAGACCGTGCCGACGGGAAAGGTAAGACTCTGAAAATGAAAGGGATATTCATCGAGGGCGGCGTAAAGAACGCTAACCAACGTGTTTATCCCGTTCATGAAATTGAAAAAGCTGTCTCTACTATTAATGAACAAATCAAAGGTGGCTACTCTGTCTTAGGCGAAGTAGATCATCCAGATGACCTAAAAATTAACTTAGATCGTGTAAGCCATAAAATCGACAAAATGTGGATGGATGGCCCTTGCGGTTTCGGTGAACTATCAATATTACCTACCCCAATGGGACAACTAGTTGAAGCCATGTTAACAAGTGGTGTTAAGCTAGGTGTTAGCTCACGTGGATCAGGTCAGGTAAACGAAGGAAGTGGACACGTTAGTGATTTTGAAATCATTACCGTTGACATCGTAGCACAACCTAGTGCTCCTCATGCTTATCCTAAAGCCATCTATGAAGGCTTGATGAATATGCGTGGCGGACAACAGGTATTTGAAACGGCACGTGAAGCCGCTCAAGATCAAAAAGTACAGAAGTACCTGAAACAGGGCATCGAAGCCCTAATCAAAGATTTAAAATTATAGGAGAAATATCCAATGTTAGATGCTATCAAACCATTGTTGGATAACGGAATCATTAATGAAGATACCAAGCAAGCTATTGCTGAAGCTTGGGAATCACGCATTACTGAAGCCAAAGAACAAGTTCGTGCAGAATTACGCGAAGAATTTGCTCAACGTTATCAACATGACAAGCAAGTAATGGTTGAAGCTCTAGACAAAATGGTAACAGAGTCTCTCACTGCTGAACTTAAAGAGTTTGCAGACGAAAAACAACAATTAGCTGAAGACCGTGTTGCATTTAAACAGCACATGATTGAATCAGCCAGCAAGTTCAATAGTTTCATGGTAAGTAAATTATCAGAAGAAATTAAAGAACTACGTGCGGATCGTAAGACATACGAGAATGCCATTGGCAAACTCGAGTCATTTACAATGCGTGCATTAGCAGAAGAAATTCAAGAATTTGAACAAGACAAGAAAGCCGTAGTGGAAACTAAGGTTCGTCTAGTTGCAGAAGGTAAAGCTAAATTAGCTGAACTACAAGCCAAATTCATTAAGCAATCTGCTGAAGCTGTTAAAGAGGCCGTAACCAATTCGTTAGAGTCAGAACTGACTCAACTAAAAGAAGATATCCAAATTGCTCGCGAGAACATGTTTGGTCGTCGTCTGTTCGAAGCATTCGCCAGCGAGTTTGCAGGTACTCATTTAAATGAGAACAAGCAAATCCGTGCGTTACAAGCTCAAGTCGAGACTGTAACCGCTAAATTGTCTGAAGCAGTATCAGCAATTGAAGAAAAGAAAGCTCTAGTTGAATCAAAAGAAACAGAAATAAAAATTATCAAAGAGTCAGCAGAACGCAAAGAAAAACTTGCAGAAATGTTGAAGCCTTTGAACAAAGAGAAGTCAGCAATTATGCGTGACCTACTCGAGAGTGTGCAAACTGATCGTCTTCAGAGTGCATACGAAAAGTATCTACCAGCAGTTCTAAACAACTCCCCTGTTACTAAGCCAGCCGCTAAGGTTGCTTTGACAGAGAGCCGTGTAGAAGTTACTGGTGATAAAACTGCTAAAACTGCCGTTGAAAGTTCACAAGCCGCTGACGTAATGTCAAACGTTTATGAAATGAAACGTTTAGCAGGGCTTAAATAAACCCTAAAAGGAAAGAGGAAATATCATGACACAAGCATTATTAGAAAGCCGTTGGGGCGAGACCAAAGAAGCTCTGTTAGAAGGCTTGAACGGTAGTCGTCGTACAACAATGGGTGTAATCTTAGAAAACACCCGTAAAATGTTAGCAGAAAATGCAACAGCAGGTTCAACACAAGCTGGTAACGTAGCTACACTTAACCGTGTAATTCTTCCAGTTATTCGTCGTGTTATGCCAACTGTTATTGCTAACGAAATCGTTGGTGTTCAACCAATGACAGGTCCAGTTGCTCAGATTCATACACTACGTGTACGTTATGCTGATTCAGTAACTGACTCAAGTGCATACGCAACAAGCACACAAGCTGGTGACGAAGCATTATCACCATTCAAGATTGCAACAGCATACTCTGGTAGCAACACTACTGGTCAAGCTACAAGCACAGCTTCTTTAGAAGGTATTGCTGGTAACCGTATCAACGTTCAAATCTTGAAACAAGTTGTTGAAGCTAAGACACGTAAGTTATCAGCTCGTTGGACATTTGAAGCCGCTCAAGACGCTCAGTCTATGCACGGTTTGGATGTTGAAGCTGAAATTATGGCTGCTTTAGCTCAAGAGATCACAGTTGAGATCGATCAAGAGATTCTTGGTTCTTTACGTGCTCTTGCTGCAACTGATTACACATTTGACCAAGCTGCAGTATCTGGTACAGCTACATTCGTTGGTGATGAGCACGCTGCTTTAGCTGTTCTAATCAATCGTACAGCTAACTTGATCGCTCAGCGTACACGTCGTGGTGCTGGTAACTGGGCAGTTGTTTCCCCAGCTTCATTAACAGTACTACAAAGTGCTACAACATCTGCATTTGCTCGTACAACAGAAGGTACATTCGAAGCACCTACAAACACTAAGTTTGTTGGTACATTGAACGGTGCAATGAAGATTTATGTTGACGGTTATGCAAACGACAGCCAAGCTGTTTTAGTTGGTTATAAGGGTTCAAGCGAAGCTGATGCAGCTGCGTTCTATTGCCCATATATCCCATTGATGAGCTCTGGTGTTGTTCTTGACCCAGCTACATTCGAACCAGTAGTTAGCTTCATGACACGTTATGGTTATGTTGAGTTAACAAACACAGCGTCATCTCTAGGTAACGCTGGTGACTACGTTGGTGAGATTGCAGTTGCAAACTTATCTTTCCAATAATCAAGACTGAACTTGATTTAACGAAAGTTAAAACAACAAATCATCCCAGGGATGGGAAGGCAGAAAAGGACCGAAAGGTCCTTTTTTGTTGGCTAGATACAATATACTTTAAATACAGTATGAAAACGTTATTGGTATCATTTGGCGATAGTTGGACATTTGGCTCAGAATTAGATATTCCACGTGAGAGACCTTGGCCAGTACACTTAGCCAATGCACTTGATGCAGAATCTCTTAATATGGGAAAGCCGGCTAGTAGCATTGGTCATTTAGTAGTACAACTATTTGATTTTATTAAGAATCATTACGATTCGGATCGTCAGACTATTTTTGCTGTTGGACTATCTGGACTAACACGGTATCTGAGTTATAGTAATGCTGATCAAGAATTTGTAAACATAACACCCGAAGCAGTTTACAAAACTAGTAATATACATCCAAGTGGTCGACCTCCGGAAATAGTACCACAATTTAATAACTATGCGCAACAAACCTATCGATTAGTTGAAGATTCTGTATATAACGAATTTCTTGCTTGTCAGGCTATATTTCAATTTCAGCAGTTTTGTCAATACAACGAAATTGACTGTATCTTCTTTAGTTACTTTGATCAGTTAACAACTGATAACTTTGGTCATGTACTATATAAGGATCTAATATACCCAACAACAATTACTCAAGCACTGGCAGGACAAGAATACAGTATACCAACAATAAGAACAAATGAATATTTTACCGGTAAGTTATTCCATCCTAATATACTTGGTCACAAACGTATAGCAGAAATATTAAAAGAATTCTATGATCAAAAATATCCGCGGAATTGAAGGCGACGATATTCCTTATCATTTAAGTTTGCTAGGCTATGACGCCAGTACTATGATAACGGATCGTTATTATTTTTTTCCTTTGAACGACCACTACAACACACATGGTCCAACTTGGTTAAACGATACTACCACCATCGCTAAATCTAAAGAGGTTGTGGTGTTTTATGATTTAGTCAACACCAGCGATTATGATCATAATCGATTTAAACAATTTGTCTGGTCATTTGATCATCCCTGTAAGGTATACCTAACAGTTAATCAAAGTCCTAAATTAGATATGGGCCCAACTGTAAAAATTATACCCTGGGATTTTATGTGGAATCGTGTCAAAGCCTACTATACAGAGCCCATTCCTTCACACAAACACTTGCACCATTACAGTCAAGGCAAATATAAATCTATTAGACTAGATTCATCGTATCTACGATCTAAAAAATTTTTAAGTATGCTAGGACGTGAGTATGGCTATCGAAAACCTTACTATGAATTTATACTGGAACATAGTTCCAATGGCTATGTATCTAATAGGACACGTGGTATTACCTTAGAAGATCATCAGGTTATGGGAGCATACAGTCCAGTATCAAATAGTTTTTATGAAGATAGTTATTTTAGTACCTATGTAGAAAGTAATTGCACACAGCGAGATTTAATACACATCACAGAAAAAACATTTGAGCCACTAATCAAAGGGCATGCTATACTACCATTTACTAATCCTGGCTCAATACAAAGATTGGTGGATATGGGATTTAAACTGGTTAACTTCATTGACTACAGTTTTGATTCAATAGAAGATGCAGATCAAAGATTTGCCGCGGTACAGCAAGAGTTTTTAAAATTACTAGAATTAGATTTAGATAAACTCTACAAAGAAAATTATGCGGTATTTGAACATAATCAACGGTGTATTAATACTATACCGTATGATTCAAAAATATTAGAAGTCTTCAATGTTTAAATTTTACAATACACTTTCTTTTGATCAAAGTATAGATCACAAACAGCAGGACTATGACCCCAATCGCATGGAAACATTTAGGTGTTGGTATTCAGAAGATATACAGGACCAAGATACACTATTACTAACAGTAGGCGACTCGTGGACTTGGGGTGATCACCTAGGCAACATAGATTGGAATCAAGCGTCAGATGATCCTGTTAGACTTACTCAAATATTTGGTCGATTGCTAGCAGATAAATTGAATTCTGATTGGGTTAATCTAGCTCGCCCAGGATGCAGTAACTATTGGATGTTAGAAAAGTTACAGGATATACAGCCGATTATACAAAACAGTCGTTATAAAAAAATCTATCTTGTGGTTACTCTAACAGAAGATCTCAGGGAAGCTGAATATACCAGACGCATACAAGTTTTACCAACTTATCAAAAATTTTGGGAAGAGAGTGCCAACCTAAACAAATTTTTGGTAGCAGTAGAAAACTACTTGTTTGATAATTTACAAAGTTATTTTGATACAGTTCCTGTGGTACCGATTGTTAGTCGCGCATTTACTGACAGCTGGCAAACAAGACCTTGGTTGTTAGACAAAACATGGTGTGATATAATACAAGATAATTTTAATTTTTCAAACTATCAAAAGCCCGTGCCGTTTATTGCACAAATGTCAATTAACCCTCTGACTGAAAAATTTATTAAAAATAATCCAGACCGCAAGATAGAATTTTTAGATATTATGGAACGTGTCGGTAACCGATGGCAATTTCTTGGTGCCAGTCCTTATAATCTTAAAGGCAGTACTTGCCATCCCAACCCTGCAGGTCACCAACTTTGGGCTGACTATCTTTATACCCAAATTGATAAATAATAGTGTTCACTCACAAGAGTAACTTTCGGAGCACCACTCCGGATAGCCTAGAACGCTAACGCCCATGGGGCAAAGGAGAAATAAAATGGCAAAACTAAAAATCAGTAAAACACCTACAGGTAACACAGGTACAGGTACAACACGTACAGATCAACACACAGGTCCAGAGCAAATCACTAGTGGTGGTATTACTTCTTACCCTGGTTCAGTTGGCGGTGTTTATACACAAGGCGGTCCACAAATCCACGCTCAAGCAAATACAGGCAATGGTCCAACTAATGCTAGCTTGTTACGTGCTAAAGGCGAGCATAAGTTTTTATGTTCTGATGGTACAACAAGTAAAATTTGTACTCTAGTAAACAGTATGGTACCAGATGGCGGTCCTGGCCAAGCTTCAGTTCCAGTTTATACTGGTGTAACATACTGGGCTAACGTAACAGCACAAGGTAGTGCCGCAACAAGTACATACATGACATATAGTTTAGCAGCAGCAAACGCAGCACCAAGCGGCACAACTGGTTTTGTAGTTGGTGCAAAAGTTATGAACACAGGTATCAACGGTAACGTAACTATTACCGCTATTAATTCCAACACAACAATTAACGGCGTAGCATATGGTAACGTAACAATTGGCTTTACTTCACAGACAGTTACAGCAGCAAATGCTACTGTAGGTGCTCCAATGGAAGTTGGCTTCTTTGCTAGCAAGTTGACAAACCGTTGGGTATACGATTTTGGTAACGATGGTTACAACAACCGTAACAAGTATCGTTATTGGAGCCAATTACCAACAACAGCTAACACTTATGTAAAAGATGCAGCAAGTGGCTACGTAGGTTTTGTACAGATTCCTGATGCAGTTTAATTGGAATAGTTACAAATGGCAAAACTAAAAATTACAAAAACCAACTCAGTAAGCGGTCAATTAGTTGACCGTTATACTGGTCCAGAGTATCTCAGTGGTGCTTACCTTGGCGGTACAGGCGGTCTAACAAGCCAAACTGGCCGTCAAATTAATCCAACTGTTAGCATCGGCAATGGTTCACTATCTGGGTCAATCTTACGTCAAAAAGGTACACACAAATTTCTAGTATCAGATGGTACTAGTAAAGCTGTGGCTACCTTAGTAAGTAGTATTACTGGTACTGGTCAAATGACTATTTTGTGCACCAAAGCAGATACAACAACTTTTTACGCTAGTCGTATTACAAATCGTTGGGTATATGATTTTTCTGGTAACAAATATCGTTATCATTTAGCTACAGCAACAACAAGTAATACATATCGTGTTGATGCAGCAGCAGGTGTAACAGGATTTGTACAAGTAGCATACGCTTAATTAAATTGAGCATACAAAAACCCGCCGCCGGCGGGTTTTTTATTGAAAACACGATCTGTATTCGAGCATAAATACTACTAAATTAGGGTTTTTACAATGGCAACAGTAAAGCGAATTCCGGATACGTATGATGTTTATGTTCCCACCATGACAATTCATGGTAACTTAAACGTTGTTGGTAATACCACTACTATTAATAGTGCTACAGTTAATGCTGATGATGTGTTACTGTTTAATACCAATTCAGCGGTGAATTTAAATGCAACTATTGGTGTAGTTCGTCCCACAGGACCTGCTAACGTAGCTATCCGTTGGAACGAAGCATCCAGCAGTTGGCAGTTGACAAATAATGGTACTACCTACGGTAATATTTTAACCGCAGGTGCAACGTTTGGTAATATTAACATTACTGGTATAAGTTTATTTGATACTGCTAATACTGTAACCCTTTATACTGGAACTGTATCTAGTGGTAAGTCTGGGTTATACGTAGATAACACCAACGGAACCCAACAAGAATTAGCAACCAAGAGTGCAGCAGTGGCATTCTCGATTATATTTGGATAGGACGAATTAAATGGCAATAACAAACGCAAACGTAACAACAGTGGCTAGTGCAATCTATACTAGCACAAATAATAGTGCAACCACAGTCATGCACTTTTGCAACTATACTAACAATAGTGCTACAGCTAACGTGTGGTTAGTGCCAGCAGGTAAACAAGCCAACTCTTCAACCATTATCTATTCAAATGTAACAATGACAGCATTTAATACATTAGTGGTTGATACAGAAAAAATTATTCTTGCAAACGGTGATGCAATTTATGCCAACGCAAGTGCCAATTTATCAGTGACAGCAACTGTAAGCTATATTGGAATTTAACAATGGCTAGATATCTCAAAAATCCTCAAATTGGTAAAGGATTTAATTTAGCCGCGCAATTACCGATCGTGCCAAGTTCATCATACGGTGACGCACCTATCAGTGGCCTAATTAGATTCAACCAAGCTACCAGCAGAATTGAATTTTACTACAACGGCGCATGGAATCAAGTTGCCAAAATTGGTTCAGTTCAACTTGTGGTTGACAGCTTCAATGCTGATGGTGTAAATGCAACATGGACTATGAGCCAAGCAGAAAGCGACCCAACTGCAATCGCAGTATTTGTTGGCGGTGTTTACCAACAGCCAACCACAAACTATACTGTCAATGGTTCTACTATAATTACACTTCAAGCTATACCGCCTGCCTACACAGGTAGTAGTCCAACTACAATCGTTATTATACATAACATCAACAGCACCAACGTGCCAGCATAGGAGCCTAAATGGCAATTGCTCGTATCAATGGTCAAATGTTACAGCAAACGCTTGAGAGAGCGGGCTCTAATCTCTCCATTACAAATTTAATTTCAAATACTCCAACGGTATTTTTTGATGTAAACAATAATCGTCTTGGTGTTAATACTGGATCACCAAATTATCCTTTAGAAGTAATTGGTAACGCACACATTGGTAATTTATATATTTTAAACAACACCATTACCAGTGACACAGGTGTTATTAATCTTGGTAGTACTTCTAACATTACCATCAGCGGTGGTAGTCTTGATTATGTTTTAACCACAGACGGTAACGGTAACTTAACTTGGGCAAACGTTCAAACAGTTATTAATCAAACTGGTTTGACCGGCAATGCAATTACACTAGGCGCAAACACAGTACAGGCATTGGTAAGCAATGCGGTATCATTAACACAGACAACAAAGGTTACTGACGCTATTGCAAGTTTAAATTATGTACTAGGTAAACTGGTTCCGCAGAGTCCTCCAAACTTTCCTAACGCAACAACTATTTCAATCTCCACAGCAACTACAGCTGGACTAATGACCAATTTTGTTCAAACTGACAACAGTGGCTGGGGTAATTTATCTGTCAGTGCTGGCACAGCAGTCAACGCAGTTCGTTCAGCAGTATTTACAACCACAGCAGTTACCAACGTTGGTCCTGGTAGTACAGGAACTGTTACTGCTTATGTTAATGGAACACCAAATGGTAACGTAACACTAAATGGTTCTAACGGTAATACTACCAATGGTAACTTGTATGTTTATAATGTTCAGGACTATCATAATGTCCTAAGCTCAGTGACTGCTGGCTTCTGGACAGTATTTTCAACTTATGCAACAGCCACTGGCGGTATATCTGCAGGGTGGAATCGTGTGTATATTACAGATTCTGGCACAAGCACACAAACAAATAATGCAACTTGGTATTACGACTCAAGTAATCCAGGAACACCCACAGTCAGCAATACCAGCGTAACCTTAACCAGCAATAGCACAACTTACTCTAGTACTATTCCACACTTTAACTCAAGCACTACCTTTAAGATCAAAGGTAACGTAACCAATTTGAGTGGTGATATGTACCTTGCTAGTCCGTTTGGTGTTGGCTCTGGTGGTGCATTTGGTGTACCAACACTACCTACATATTCAAGTTTTAGTCCCACAGTCTCAGTTCCGTTAAGTCGCAATCTAACCAGCAGTCAATATTTTGAAACTCCAGTCGGCATTGTATCGGGGTTTGGATCTAGTACCAGCGGACCAAGCATTACGTTTAGTAATCCATATGCGCTGGGTTCATCGGGTACAATTAATCCGGGTGTAACAATTTTGTATAAAACTGGTACAACAACACAGATTGAAGAAACAGCAATCACTAATAGCTATACTGGTGCTAGTGCCGCATATCGCATAGTTAATCCTGACGGCGGAACAGCTGCGGATACTCCCACATACACAGGTAGTGAAGCAACATTTAACAGTCAAACTAGTACACTACTAGCAACAGATGCTACAGTGGTTGCCGCAGTATTAAAATATGACGTAACAAATTATTCAACAGGCTACTTGCCAGTTGGTCCTAATTTGAGTTCTGGACGTAGTGCTAGTCAATACTTTACATTCAAATGGACCAAAGGTGCAGTAAGTAAATTTAACATTAGTTACTCAGGAACCATTGCTGGATTATGGGTATCACTACCCGGTAGCACAATCGACACCACAGCTGCACCAACTAATGGTTGGATCAATATGGCAGTGGCTTACGCAGGTTCAGGAGTACCAGGAACAGGTACAGGCGGTAATGGTAGTGCTGGTTGTGCTACAGGCGGTGCCGCAGTATTAAACAGTTTGGTCAGTGGTGGTAGCTATACCTGCACATTTGGTACAGCAAGTTCAACTGGCTCAACCGGTAACGAAATTTATATTCGTGTTAAACTAACTAGCGGTCAAAGTTTAACAGCATTAAGTATAGCGAATCCAACTAACTAATATGACAATATCTCAAACACAACTAGTCGATATATTGTACAAGAAACTTAGTGGGGTTTCTAAGACAGACACGAGTACAGCAAAATCGCCAGCTAACGAAGCTAATGCTAGTCCACAGTTAAGTCCTGGTTCTACTGTTTGGCAACAAGATTATTATATTCCCAATGTTACTACTCTTCCTGCAAGTAACAGTAGCGTGGTCACAGTCTATAGAGATAGTTTAAGTTCTACAGTACAGGCATCAGCACTCAGTGAAAGCACAGCACAAGAAACCTGGGCAACAAACTTAACTGACTGGATCAGCCCACAATTTGGTGCTGGTTATCAGCTACAATTATATGCAGGACCTCCTGGTAAATCAAATCCACAGAGTTTGGTTAACTTGCCAGTAGGCGGATCTGGTAACAGTGACTCATGGTACTTTGACTATTCTGCTGGTATCGTGAACTTTGCTGATACTAACGTACCAACTCCTGTTGCTAACGTAGCTAACGTAGTTTATGTAGTTGGTGCTCGTTATACGGGGGTCAAAGGCATTGCTAATTTTGCTAATTTGAATATTGGTACTATCAGCATCAATGGAAATACTATTACAGGCAACACCGGTGTAACATTTGGGGGCAATGTTAGTTCTAATTATTTTGTTGGAACTCTTGTTGGTAATGTGCTCGGAAACATATCAGGCTCTCAAACTCTTACAAATCTAACAGTAACTGGTAATACCGCAACAGGTAATCTTCTTACTAATAATTTCTTCTATGCCAACGGTGCACCAGTGGTATTCAGTAACTATGGAAATGCTAACGTAGCAGTATTTCTAGCCTCTTTTGGTAGCAATACTATTTCAACCGCAGGTAACATTACTGCTGGCAATGTAATTGCAAAATTCTATGGTAATGTTTATACTGATTATATTTCTGGACAAACAGGAAATGTCGTAACGTTTTTAGGTACAGGGGCATTGCAAGTTCCAATTGGTGGGAATACTGCTCGTCCAGCGAGTCCAGCATCGGGACAAATACGCTATAACAGTGACTACAATACAGTAGAATTTTATAACGGAACTAGTTGGATTAGTGTTATCAGCGAAATTAATGATCAAATTATTAATGGTGACGGCGCCACAAACACCTTTACACTAAATCAAGGCACAACTACTTCTGGTATTTTAGTTAGTATTAACGGTACTGTACAACAGCCAATAACGTCATACAATGTGACTGGAAATCAGATTACATTTACAGAAACACCATTGTCATCTGACGTGATTGATGTACGCTTTTTAGCAGTAAGCATTGTAAAAGATAATATTTTTGATAATGATATCGTAGTTAACGGAAATGTAATACCCGGTGCTAACGTAACCTATAACCTAGGCAGTCCAACTCAACAATGGAAATCGTTATATGTAAGTAGCAACACTATCTATTTTGGTGGCACAGCATTAAGTGTGGCAGGCAACACATTGTCATTGGGCGGAGCACCAATTGCAACCTACAGCAATGCCAATGTGGCTACATACTTGGCCGCAGGAACAGATGCTACTATATCCGCAATTAATGCAAACGTGACTGCCGCTAACTTGGCGATTACTACAGCAAACTCATATAATCAAACATATACAACTACATCAATTTCTGCAATCAACGCAAACGTGACCGCCGCTAACTTGGCCATTGCCACAGCAAACTCATATAATCAAACATATACAACTACATCAATTTCCGCAATTAATGCAAACGTGACCGCCGCTAACTTGGCCATTGCCACAGCAAACTCATATAATCAAACATACACAAGCACTTCGATTAATACAGCAATCAATAATTTAATTGGTTCTGCTCCGGGTACACTTGCTACATTGGGTCAAATTGCTGCCAATTTAGCAACTGATGCAAACAGTATTAATGCTATCATAAGTTCTATTACCAGCGTAAACGCTAACGTGACAGCAGCTAATGCAACTATAGCCACATTGGCTCCAGTAGCAAGTCCTGCACTGACCGGTATTCCAACTGCTCCTACAGCAAATATTTCTGCTAATAACACACAATTAGCAACTACGGCGTTTGTACACAACATGTTACCAACAGGTATTATTATGATGTGGTCAGGTTCAAGTACAACAATTCCATACGGTTGGTACCTGTGTAACGGCTCTAACGGAACTCCCGACTTGCGAGATAGATTTATTGTTGGTGCCGGCAACACTTATGCTGTGGGAGATACAGGCGGTAGCAAAGATGCTATAGTAGTAAGCCATAGTCACGGAATTAGTGATCCTGGGCATGCTCACAATTTTGGAACTGCTAGTTATGAATTGAGCAGCGGAGCTTTCATTCTTTCAGGCCAACTATCAGCTCCGGGTTATGGGGGATATGATTTAACTCAGACAGTTCCACTATCTGGTGGCAGTTACACAACTACTAGGCCAGTTTATAACACTGGTTCAGCATCTACAGGTATTAGTGTAAATTCTGCAGGTTCTTCTGGTACCAATGCAAACTTGCCGCCATACTACTCATTATGCTACATTATGAAGGCATAATTTTTGTTTTAACTAAATACTAGTGTAAACACCATCACGTACTCAGCAAACATTAACGGATCAACTGTTAATTTGCTAGCACAAGGTACAGTTTCTAGTAGCATTAGAATCCAACGTACTTACTTCAACGTTTAACATTTTCCCCGAGTCCTTCCAAAAACAGCCTGCAAGGACTGATTTCGCACGGTTACGATAAATAATATTAATGAAGCCATTTTAGAAGGATTGAGCTATGTCGGGAAACATGACAAGAATTAAGAATAACCAGATTACAGTACAAACAATTGACTATACACGTTTGGTACCTGGTACACTGGTTGGTACAAACTTTAATGCAAACTTAACATTAAATTCTAACGTTACTATTATTGGTAACTTAGCAGTTAGCGGTAACACTAGTTCGATTAACTCAATCAACACATATATTCAAGACCCGTTAGTAGTTTTCAACTCGGGATATACAGGTAGTATCAGCGGTTACGATATTGGTTTCTTGGTAAATCGTAACTACAGTTCACTTGGTCCTTACGGTTCTGTTAATACAGCATGGGTATGGGTAGAAAACGATCAAGCGTTTGAAGCTATTGCGACATCTACTTCTGGTAATGCTCTAACAACTTTAACCAGTGCTGGTTTTGCCAACGTTAAATCTGGTAATACTACAATGGTATCTGCCACTGTTACCAACAACTTAACAGCTGGATCACTTACTGGTACTCCAATCAGCGGCGGTACAGGCTCATTTACATATCTTACAGCCGTAACTGGTTTCAGCACATCAAATGCTCAAATTACTGGTGGTAGCATTTCTGGTATTTCATTGGCGTCAACAATATCTTATGCTGCTAATTTTAGCTCACCTAACGTGGTTGTTAGCGGTGGCTACATTACAGGCTTGGCTAACTTACAGGCTACAAACATCAGTGGTACAACTGGTGTAGTAACAAACTTGAGTTCTGGTAACATATTAGTTACCGGCGGTGCCGTTAACGGCCTAACAACATTGGGTGCTACAACTGGCGTAGTAACAAACTTTAGTTCTGGTAACATATTAGTTACTAGCGGTAGTGCAACTGGTTTAACTAACCTACAAGCCACAAACATTACCGGCACAAACGGTGTAGTAACAAACTTTAGCTCCGGTAATGCTTATATTACTGGTGGTTATATTTCTGGTGATACGAGTATTTCTGGTACAACTGGCCAGTTTACTAACTTCTCAACTGGTAATGCTTTAATTACTGCCGCTGGTATAACAACACTACAAGCAACTAACTTTAGTTCAGGTAATGCTCGCATTACTGGAGGTTATGCTGATAACTTTGCAATTGGTGCAAATACAGCCGCAACTGGCGCATTTACAACATTATCAACTAGCGGTGTAACAACACATAATGGTAACGTTGTTGCTGCTAGCGGTACAGCAAGTACAAGTGCAACAACTGGTGCTTTAGTTGTTACAGGTGGCGTAGGTGTAACAGGTAACGTAAACATTGCAGGCAACCTAAGCGTTACAGGAACATTAACATACATCAATACTAATACAGAAATTGTTAACGGTATTGAAATTGTTGCTGGTAACTTAGTTGCTAACTCCGGTACAGCAAGTACAAACACAACAACCGGTGCTTTAGTAGTAGCAGGTGGTGCTGGTGTATCTGGCGCAATCTACGCTGGCAGTATTCAAAATACTCCAATTGGTAGTACCACAGCAAGCACTGGTGCATTTACAACCTTAACAACTTCTAGTACTGCTACTGCAAACGGCAACTTGGTTGCTGCTAGTGGTACAGCAAGTACCAGCACAACAACTGGTGCTTTAGTAGTTGTTGGTGGTACTGGCATTAGTGGTGCAACATACATTGGTGGTATTACTTCTATTACTAATACCACAACCAATACTGGTGCTAGCACTGGCGCACTACAAGTAGCTGGTGGTGCTTATATTGCTGGTAACTTATTTGTTGGTGGTAATATTAATGCTACTGTCACCGCTATTACTACACAATACGCCGACTTTACTGGTAATGCTGCTGGTGTAGGCGCTGTTACTGCTGGTATTGCTAGCGGATATGTACCAGAACCAATGGCAATTATTAATTCCTTTGGTAATGCTAACCAATATGTCGGTGTTATTAACGGACAGAATATTAACAACGGTCCTTTAGCATCTGCAGATATTTTCTTAAGTCCTGGTAACGGTACCTATGTTGACACATACTTAGATATGGGTATTGCTAGCGGTACATACAACTATCCTGGATACAGTTTAATTAATCCAAACGATGCTTATTTGTTTGTGTATGGTAATTCTACAACCGGTGGCGGTAACCTATTACTTGGTACTGGGTATAACAATGATATTGTGTTTACTGTTGATGGCATTAACACCAACAACGAAGTAATGCGTATCACACGTTCTAACGTAGTTGCTATTAAATCAACAACTGCAGCATCTAGTACAACAACTGGCGCTCTAACAGTAGCTGGCGGCGCAGGTGTAGCTGGACAGTTATATGCTTCTGGTTTAAATGGAACAACAGGAAGTGTAACAACACTACAAGCAACTAACTTCTCAACTGGTAATGCTGTAATTAGCGGTGGTTACATTACTACAAGCAATATTACAACAACTGGAACAGCCGTACACAATGGTAACATTGTTGCTGCGTCTGGCACAGCAAGCACAAACACAACAACTGGTGCATTGGTTGTTGTTGGCGGAGCGGGCATTAGCGGTAATATTAACGCAGGACAATCAGCAGTATTCAACACCTCAAACGGTGCTGGTATGGACTTTATTGTCAAAGGTGCTACCAACAACACATTGATTTGGGCACGTCCAAACTCAACATACGATTCTGTAATTATTGGTAACTCTGCTACAGCAAGTACAGCAGTTAACGGTGCTAAGTTATTAATCAACTCAACAGATACTATCTTGTTACCAGTTGGTACTAACGCACAGCGTCCAGGATCAATTGGCTTCTCAGATACCACAGGTATGTTCCGTTACAACAGCACAATTGGTGCTATTGAGTGGTACAACGGTACAAGTTGGGCAAGTGCATCAACATCGTTCACTGTTATTGTTTCCAATCAGTTTAACGGTGACGGCGCGACTACAGCGTTTACACTAACTCAGTCAGCAACCACTGCTGGTGTTATTGTTAGTATCAACGGTGTGGTACAGATCCCAACAACAGCTTATTCTGTAAGCGGTACAACTTTAACATTTACTGAAGCTCCAGCAACAGGTGACGTTATTGACGTTCGTATTTTAACTACAACATCAACAGTTACTGGTCTAAGTAGTGCTACTGGTAAAGCTCAAGTTAACGTTGATGACTCAGCTGGTATTACATTCGTATCCACAAGTAGTGCAGGCACAGTATTCACCATTCCAATTGGTGGTGGCATGGTAAGTAACGATGCTAACGTAAGTATTGCGAGTGCTAACACTCCAACCACAATTGATAGTTTTAGTACTAGTGCATATCGTACAGCCAAGTATATTTTACAGGTCACAAACGGTACAAACTTCCAAAGTGAAGAAGTGCTAGTTGTACAAAACGGAACATCTAGTACACTTACTACCTATGGTGTGTTAACCACTAACGGTAACTTGGGTATTATGAGTACAAACGTCAGTGGTAGCACAGTTAGCGTACAGTTTACTGCTGCAAATGCTGGTAATACAGTAAGACTTTGGAGACAATACTTACCGTTGTAATAGTAGTCTTATAGGAGTGGGCGGTCCACTCCTATAATTAAATCCTTATCGGGGAATATGGAACCGGGGAAAAGAGAAAAAGATGGCAAACACAAATTTTACAGTACACAATGGTCTTACAGTAGGCCCATACGTAGTTTTCGCAGGTAACGGGGATATCGTTACATCAGGTAATATTAGTACAACGGGTACAGGTACTATTGCATCAGCGAACGGATTTGGCGGTCTAAACCCAAGTCAAATTTACAGCGGTAGCAGTAACGTAACAGTTACATCAACTAACGTTTTTGCAAACATATCAGGCATACCTCAGCTTACAATAAGCAGTACCGGTGTAGTTATTGCGGGTAGCTTAACAGTTAGTGGTACGACCACAACGGTCAACACAGAAACTGCAACCACAATCAACGCCACAACAGTTCAGGCTGTTACAATTGGTAATACCGGCGCAACATTAACCGGTACATTAAGCACAGCAAGTCAACCAAACATTACAACACTGGGTGGTGTAACAAGTATTGGTGCAAGTAGCAGCACAACATTGACTGGCACACTACAAACAGCCGCGCAAACAAATATCACAAGCGTTGGTACATTAAGCGGATTAACAGTAAGTGCTGCAATCGTTCCAAACGCCAACGCAAGTGTAAACTTAGGTTCGACTACAGCTTGGTGGAATAATATCTACGGTACAGCAACACACGCATTATACGCTGACTTAGCAGAAAATTACCAAGCTGATAAAACATACGCACCAGGTACAGTATTGATGTTTGGTGGCGCACAAGAAGTTACTGTAGCAGATGCTGATACAACAGCAGTAGCGGGAGTAGTATCTACCAATCCAGCACACTTAATGAATGGCGCACTAACAGGAGCTAACATTATTCCGTTAGCACTTACAGGACGTGTTCCTTGTATGGTAATTGGGCCAGTTAAGAAGGGCGACTTAATGGTATCGGCAGGCTTTGGCTACGCCAAAACTAATAATTCACCAGCTGTAGGACAGGTTATCGGTAAAGCTCTGCAAGAAGTTACGTTCCCCGGCAAGGCGGTTATTGAAGTAGTTGTTGGTCGTTTCTAAACATTTACTAAAATATGTAACAAAAGCGCACTCGAGTGCGCTTTTTGTTTGGCGATAAATACATAATAAAACAGGACGTAAACAAATGGGATTAACTAGACCAAAAATTTGGGATTTAGATACTAATATAGAGTATTTTTTAGATCCCTTGACAGTATTGCATCAAGCTTCAACACAGGCTAACGTAGACGTAGGATTCATATTTAACCGCGCCAACGGTCTGGTATCAAACGTAGCACTTTACTGGTCAGAATCTCAACAGAGTGTTGTGGTGGCTCTTACAAGTAGTACTGGAGTTACCAACACCAACGTTGCTGTAACAAGTTACGGCAATTTAACAATGGGCAATGTGTTTGTCAATAATCGTGTGGACTTTACGTGGTCTGGAAATACCACCAGCGCCGTTTATCAAATGTTCAATAGTACAACCAACAGCCTCGATACTATCTTTGGGTAATTGATGGCTAAGATTCTTACAACCAGGTTAACTAAAACTGGTAATCTAATAACCAATGGTTACAACGGTTACTTCGACGAAGTTACGCAGTCAACTATCAGCACACGTGGTAATGTGGTCTATGCTGCCTTATTAGATGAAGTTACTAATCAAGGTGGTGGTTCAGCAATGCGACATTTTCGATCAGGTAACTTACAGGTTGCCGGACAGTTCGATGAAGTTACTGGCATGCTAGTAACCAATGGATTAATAGCTTACATAGACGCTGGTAAATTAAGCAGTTTTAATGGTAACGGCGTAACCACAGGCAATAGTGTTCCTGTATTTGATTTAACAGCTAACAATAATGCCACAATGAATGGTACTGTAACTTGGACCAGTGCCGGTCCCTACAGTGAATCCAGTTACTGGCGTTTCCCTACCGCAGGCTCTGGTAACTTTATTAGTACAACAGTGACACAAAATTATCTTGATTGTACCATAGTATTTCAACCTGACTTTACTCTATCTACATCAAGCGGGTTAGTGGGATTAATCGGTTCTAGTACAGATGCTACCAGTAGTGACAAGAGCCTGCGTCTTCAAAATGCCAATGGAACTGGACCTTGGCAAACAATAAACCCAGACAACAATGATGGCTGGGCCAACAGCACAACTACTTACTATATCAACGGTGTAGCAACCACTACTAATGCTAACTTGGCATCTGGGTGGAACGTTTTAGGTGGTGCAAGAACCAATACAACAAATGGAGCATTTGCCGGCAACTTTGCTTACTATTTGGGCACAGAAGGTTACAGCGGAGATCTTCGCGATTTTCGTGGTAACATTGCCGCAGTTGCCTTATACAATAGACAATTAACCGCCGCAGAACAATTAAACAACTACAATTATTTTGCCACTAGATACGGCCTACCAACCAACGGTCTATAACGATAAATACTAAACTATGGCAAAACTACAGTCCGGCACACAAGTATTTGGTAATCTAATAGTCAACTCCAATGTGACTCTTGGCGGCGGTATTTACACTACCACAGGACTATTTTGGGCAGGCAACGGCTATGTTATCAGCACAGGCGGTGGCGGTGGAAGTGCATCGGGTGTAACAACTCAAATTCAGTATAACAGTAGTGGAACATTTGCTGCCGCTAACTTGTTGTACTATAGTGCCAATAACACAGTAGTAGCAAACAGTGGCATTAGTTCAACCTCAACAACTTCGGGTACATTCCAAGTCTTGGGCGGAGTTGGAATCACAGGCAACTTAAACGCAGGTACTACCAGCAGTACAATTCAACATCAGATACTAAGTGGATCACAGTTTGCCCCAACAGCGGGGTCAATACTGGTTGGTGCTCACACAGTTTTAAGCGGATCTGGATCCAACTACTTAACATTAGGCCAATATCCGGGTAATGGTGCTGCTAATCAATACGGACAATGGATACAAAGTGGATATTCAGGAAATGCAACATACTATCCAATTATTCTTAATCCTCTAGGCGGCAACGTAGTTGTTGGTGCAACTACTACATCAACATCATCTACTACTGGTGCATTAGTGGTACAAGGTGGTACTGGCATAGGTGGTAATTTATATGTTAGTAGTGGTATTTCGGCTAGTACTGTATCAGCAACTACATTGAGTGGCACACTAAGTACAGCTTCACAACCTAATATCACAAGTTTGGGAACATTAACTAGTTTATCAACAGGAAACGTTGGTATAGGAACGTCTCCAATTTATGGTCTTGGCGTAACAAACTACATTGGCGGTTATCCGACTACCACTGGTGTATTTGCTGGGACAAACAGCAACTATGCACAAATTAGACTTACTGCAACACCATCAACCGGCGGTATTGTGGATTTTGGTTTACCAAATGCTGATTACCGCGGTCGTATTTTATATGCAGTAACAGGCGATCAAATGCAGTTTTCTGCAGGTGGTACACAAGTCATGACATTGGCTAATACTGCTAACGGCGGAGCAACAATATCCACTACACTAACCGGTCAAAATATTATACCGTCAGCTAACGTTACTTATAATTTGGGATCAACTACTGCTTGGTGGTCAACAGTATACGGCACAGCTATTCACGCACAGTACGCTGACTTAGCAGAAAATTACACCGCAGATGCGGAATACTCACCAGGTACTGTAGTAGTATTTGGTGGAGAACAAGAAATTACAGTAACTACACAAAGCCATGATCCACGAGTTGCTGGTGTTATATCCACTAATCCTGCTTATCTAATGAACGGATCAACCCCGGGTTTACCAGTAGCAATGACAGGACGTGTTCCGTGCCAAGTACAGGGCCCAGTTACAAAGGGCCAAGTTTTAGTTACTAGTACAACTGTTGGAGTAGCTCAAGCTATCAGCAACGATCAATTTATACCTGGTTGTGTGGTGGGTAAAGCACTAGAATCGATAAATACTAATACTATAAAGACCATAGAAGTGGTCGTGGGAAGATTTTAAATGGCACAGCAAAAACTAAAGCAGATTTACCGATCAAACTACGCTGGTGAAAACATTGTTACTCAGCTTACACTAGCTGACGGCGAATGGAATCCTGAAACAGAATTTGTACCAAACTCTGTTATCAACACTCACACCACTAACCAAGCAGTTGCAATTGGCAACGGGACAAGCCGCTTAGGGTTTGATCTAGGTCATATTGCTCGCCATCGTGGCGGAGTACTTGGTGCCGACAAATTGCAAAGTTATGGTTGTAATGCACTCTATAGAGACTTTACTCCAGACTTCTTAGTTGCCACCGGTGATGCTATCACACAGGAAATTGCTAATTCTGGTTATGCAGATGCTAATATTGTTTATACCACTGCTGATCAAATGTTAAAATATCCTGGAAAGTTTTATCTGGTACCACAAAATATTCAATTTGATGCCGGCGCACTAGCAGCATACCTAGCTTGTTTTGACGGACATAAAAAAGTATTCTTGCTAGGTTACGACCATTACCAAGATGTTGAACCTGTAAATAACGTCTACTCAGACACAAATGGCTACCCTGCAAGCACTGACACTGACAACGGTGTAGCTTTTATATTATCATTGTCTGATGTGGTTACGACTTATAGTAACGTTGAGTTTGTTCGAGTAATGCCAGACTCAACACATTGGATACACGATCAATTAACACCATTAATTAACTTTAGACAAATTACATATCGTGATTTTGTCCTTGAAGCAGATATAGGATAATATAATGTCAGCTACACTAGCAGTAAAATTTCAAGCAGATGCATCATACGGTCCAGGAACTCCAGTAATATTTGGCGGTAACAATGAAGTGACCACAGCATCTGGTCAAGCACAGACTACAGCTATCGCTGGAGTAGTAACAGACACAGCAGAACAGGTACTAAACGCTGATCTAACAGGCTCAAATGTTGTATTAGTGGCTGTTGCTGGTCGCATTCAAATTGAAGTGGATGTGCCAGTTGCGCAGGGTGATTTAATTATGATCGGGGCATCTGGTAGAGGAGTAAGTGCTACTAATCTAGCTAACAATATTCCAGGTTGGTCTATGTCAACAGGATCAATTATTGGACGTGCAATTGAAAGTTCTACAGTAGACTCTGGTAGTCAACTAATTGAAATACTATTGGCCAGCAGTTAATTTAGAATAGATTCTAAAGTCTTAATTTTCTTTTTAATAATATCAAAGTTAAAACTACGCCACAGTCCTGGATGCAAGGGCTTTGGATGGTCTTTCATCTCTACCCAACAATAACCACGGTGTTCGTCGTTTAGTGTAGGAACAAACTCGTGATCCACTGTAACTAAAAATGTATAGTAAACAAATTTTTCGTTATCTGCTGTAAATGTTTCTAAAGGGATAAACTTTTTCTTGGAGTAGTCGACCCCAATTTCTTCTTGTATTTCTCTAACCAGTCCTTGTATTACAGTTTCACCCGCTTCAAGTTTGCCCCCAGGTATACCCCAGAAACCCTGCTGACGATGTTT